TTCAAAGTTGTAATTCATCTTATGAAATGTAATTTGCTTTAATGTATTAACCTTAAGTTCTTGAGATTGTGCTGTTTCCAAGCCAAAGGTTTGTAAAACAAACAGAGCTCCCCCGACTAGCCAGCACCTCGCGAGCTGAGCCTTACGGGCTCGCGTTTTTGCCTTTAGGGCAAATACTTGCCTAGAGCGTATCATGTTAGTGCAACCCCTCTTAGCCTAGAATGTCTATACCATCTCACTATGTGGACTATGATCTACATCACATAGATCTTGCAACTGTATCTGTAATCATCTTGTTCGAGCCAAGTATCTACATAACCTGCTTCCGTCATTTAGTCTTACCAGCCCATCCATCCCCTTTAAAGACTAACCCTACTGTTGAATAGATCCTTGTCATGTCTAGCCCACACTTAGGACAATTGATACCACCATCATCCTCTTTGTAGGTTCGATGGACTGATCCATAAGTGCCGCATTCTTTACAGCTGTATTCATACGTTGGCATCATATTCTCCAATCAATAAGCAAGTATGACAGGGTTTAGCTTCGAACTGCCAAGCCCCACAACTTTTGCACCTACTTATCTTTGTGTCCGGTATTCGATCTATCTGCTCAGTTATGTTCTTAACGCCTACGCATCCGCAATCCATACATTGATAGACCTTAAATCCATCTGGCATGTCTATTGCATCAAGCCATAGAAACTCAGTCTTGCGAGCGCAGCCATTACACTTAAACTGGGTCACGATTTATTAGCTCATGGCATCTGAAACATGTGCCATCCTTAAAAACACGATCATCACCACATGCTTCACATTTGATAATTGATTTAACCAAGTGTGCGCCATTGTCATCTAATTCGACAGTCCAACCGCTGCCATCAATAAATGCTATGTATCCCACTATTCCACCCCCTCAAAATACCAAGATCCTTTTGCAGTCATCTTTGCCCATTTAGCATGATCTTTGTTAGATCCCTTGCAGACATACCCATAATACGGCTTGCCACCCTTGCTCACTCCCTGTTTCAAAATATGCCCATGCTCGCAAGCAGGTGGCTCTTTAGGTGTTGCGCCAATTGCATCAACAGCATCAGATAATGACCATTGTTGCGGATCATCTACTTTGTTATCTACTGCAAATGAAGCTCTTAAAGCATCCTCAATTGCTGCTGATTTAGTGCCTGGTGCTCCGTATCGCCTTTCCTGTAATTTCTTTTCGTATTGATTAGGTTCATTTATTTCAACCTTTTTCATGTCATCTTTTGTAGCAGTCTTATCAGTAGCTTTTAATAGTGCTATCGACCTTCCATAACTGCTGGTAGTAACATCCTCGGCAAAGAATCTTGCCATGTGTTTTGGATATTCGCTTTGCCTACCTCTAGCCACATTGGTAATTGCAGGTTGAGGATCGTTAGCATCTCTAAATGCACCTGTTTGGACTACAAATATCTCATCCAATATGTTGCCATCTTTATCTGTCATAATGTGGTGCTCTTGCTTAATTATGCGTAAAGATCCCATCGGGAAATTTCCCTGAAACCATTTGTTAAGACTTGCCACATCTTCATAATCATTTAGATTTATAGCCATTATTAGTGCTCCCATTCAAAGTCTTTGTCTTGCATGTATTCATGACAGGTTTTTGATATTGCGACATAAGCAATTGCGTCTTGGTAGTGATCCACAATTTCTGGACTTTCCACACTACGACTGAGTTTGAGTAAAACCATGCAGCCTGCCACTTGATTTGATGTGATTGGATAACCAAGATACGCAGACCATAATTTGGCAATTCGATCCATTTGGATTGCCGGATGACCATACTGCATTCCTCGTTCGTGGATAAGTGCGAGCGCATCTTGCAGCAGTTTCTCAGTTTTTGTCATAATCAAAGACCTGCTCTAACTTCATCTTTTGCACTTTAGCTTGGTGGTCTAAGCAAGACTTCCAACCAGCTGTGCGACCAGCCCAATAACCATTCTGATAACTTTCGTCTTTAATGTGTTCATATACAAAATATAAACCTAGGCCAATCAAACAGCCTATGATAAATCCGTAACCTACTATTTCCATTTCGCTCCCTAATATCAAGCGGTTGCCTGATACAGAAAGTATGACTTAAAGCAACCTTAACTACTTACGGCGTGTTTTATAACGATTAGATAACGCCAAGATCCTCAAGATCATCGATATGGTCATCAATCGTGCGTTCGTTATAATCGGTTTCACGCCCCATAATACCTTTTATTGTATCGGAATGACCCGTCATGATTAACAGGCACTAATTCAACTGAATGGCCACCCTTGCCAAAGCTCATAACCACAAATCCCATATTCCAATCGGCTGACGCATATTTTAGGTAACTCGCTTTATTCTTCATATCCATGAGATGTCCGGCTTCGATACCCCAAATCGTTGAATAACGGCCGTTTAAGCCAGTTTGGTGACGAACTGCACCTTGTCTATGGGTATGACCGCAGATAACCCCTCCATTAGCCCCTGAATGCCATTTTTTGGCCAAATTTAGGGCAGTGATACCAGCATGTTTTGACATTACGCCTTCATCGCCATGAGCCAAGAAAAATCCACGCTCAAACTCATAAGCTCTTTTATGAAATCGTATGCCTAGATCTGAGTAGGCCATAAATTTTTCATAAACTAATTCAGGCAAACCAAGTAATGATGGAGCACCTTTAAGTAAAGTCGTAAATAATCGATCGGTATGATTTGATCTAATTATATCGGTTGTGCCTAGATCGTAAAGAATGTCTTGAGCGATTGAACGCTCCTCATCAAGTGTTTCAGCAAATTCTGTTTTTGTGCCTTTCACCCAACGGCTTTGACTCGTCATATCGAGCTCATCTCCGACGTTCAATACATAATCGAACTTTTCGTGTTTGCTCATTTTAATGAGATTTTTTACAGCTTGTGGGTGATGCAGCGGTATCTGCAAATCCGGTGTTACTAAATACCTACGATTGGCTTTAATCGTCATCCTCATCCGGAGTAGGAATAGTTGGGATTATTCCTTTATCGCCTACGATCCAGTCAGGCATTGAGTCAGGATTATCCATTAGATATAGTGCTACCGACTCTGAGAATCCAGCCTTACGAGCTGTTTTGAATATCTCATGTTTTACGATATACCATTGATCCAGTTTGCTTATTTCAGGAGTGTGGCGAACGCGACGACGATTAACTTTTTTGCGTTTAGGTTGTTTCCGTGTGTTCGCCATAACAGAAATTATCGCTTACTGATTAAAGTAAATAACTCATCAACACGCTGTTCAAGTCTAGTAATTTGATCTTTCATTGAACTGCCTGAATTGGGCTTTAGTTCGCTTAGGAAACTTTTAATAACCCATCGTAGAGCCAGTAATAAAGCGCCTGCGATACTGCAAACGCCAACGCCAAATGCGACTAATTCGTTTGGTGTCATTTTTCGCTAAGACCATAATCAACTTCGCTCCCGGACTTTGGATCTAACGCTTTTGCTACTGGAGCAACTACAGCGCCAAGTAGAGTTGCATAGGCTGGATGTATGTCAGCCACTATTGCTAAGGCTACTGTAATTCCACTAGCTGCCACAGCTCTCAAATATGACTTAATTGCTGCTTTGTGTTTTTTGGTCAGTTTCATTAATTGCCTTTCAGTAGTGGTATGTCGAACTCTGCTGGATTATTGTCCTCAGACTTTTTGAAGCTAATATGTAAATGATGGTCATGCCTGTTAATGCCCTTATATTTGCGCCAGCGCCAATTTAGAATTGGGCTTGCAATTTTGCCCAAATGAATTACATAACTGATCCGCCCTTGAGATTTCCCATACAATCGGACTTGATCTGCCAAATATGCTGAAAGCCTTTTGTCGTCAGATAACCGAGCAGAAATGTCCAATCCTCTGACACATCCTGTTTTTGGATCGGGGTTGTGATCTGACTTTGGCGCTCGCTGTAAATGTGCCACAGAAGCCAACCATCCATCACTTTTACGATCCCTGTCGGGATAACATTCATTTACTTGATTTCTGAATGTTTCAGCACCTTTAGATAAATACGGCTTCATTAGCCAAGAATTAATTTTGCTTCGTCAGCAGTTAAACCTAAACGATCAAGAATTGCTTGGCGTTGGGCTGCTTTTGCTAAGGCTTCGACTTTTGCAATCTCAGCATTTTCCGCTTCAATTTTTTGTTGAGCGATTTCATCTGCATTTGCATTTCTAAAAGTCTGCTCACCTGTTTCGCAATCAATAACTAAAATTTGATAATTTGATTTTGTCATTAACTTACTCCGTAAAGTAGAATTGTGCCTGATTTTGGTGTTCCTGAATTTGTAAAAATTCTCAATGAAGATACAGCACCAGTTTGATTATACATACCAGTTCTAATTATATTGTAAATGCTTGTTCCGTCTTGGTGATAAGTATTGCTTCTAACATAAGCCATTTTCCAAGTTACTGTATTGGCATAATCTGGGAATGTTACAACCATTAAACCATCGGCATTTGTGCTATTTAAGTCATCTCCTAATCTAAATGATGTTTGTGTAAAACTCATTGTTGCATCAGGATTAACTGAATCAGTATGACGATTTGATGTTGAATCATCATTAAATCTTAATCTGAATGCATTATTATTAATTGTAGGTAACGGATCTCTTATAACTAGCATTAAATCTTTATAAGTTCCTGGAATAGATGATAATAAAACTTCAGCATTTGAAATTGTTGTTGTGCTTATTAAAGTCATGCCACCAGCAGCAACAGTATCCCATTTCAACCCGCTGGCAGTTGATGAATCTACTTGCAAAACATGACCATTTGTTCCACCAACGGCTAATCTTGCAACTGTATCGGCAGCAGTTCCAACAATTAAATCGCCTTTAGCATCAACAATAGTTTTAGCGATTGCTGCATCTGCATTTGTTTTCATTTGGGTATCAACTGCTTGACCAAAGATCTCAAAATCGGCAGGTAAGTCTTTTACAAGATCTGTATTCGTCGGCATTGCAAACGAATAATTGGTGGTTGGATTTGCCATTATTCTCCTATACTCAGGCTACTATTGTAGCGTATTCCCATTGTAAAGCTGGATCTATCGTGTTCCATGCCTCAGTTATTGGCACAGTATTCCATCTCATCGCTACTTGGCTGTAAGCTGTTGGCGATAAAGTCAAAGTCAAATAAAGTTGATTAAAACTGACAGACCAAGACCAGCCCTCAACATAACCCTCAAATTGCCCACTAGATATTTGATCTGGCAAATTAAGCAGATTGACAGGCATGCCAATAAATACACCAAGTAAAGCATCCCTATCGGCGTCATCAATTTCTGAGTTGGTCATCGGGAAGGTAATTGTGTCAAATATCGGTTGCGGAAAAGCACGCTGAGCAATATAACGATCTGCCACAGCTTGAGCATCCACAGCTGAATGAAGCACAGAGTTTATAGTTTCTGCCTTGTAGCCATAAGTCGCTATAGATGTGGCATCGCTGGCTGTTTCTTGAGAATTAAAATTATTGCCATAATTGATATAAATATCATTTCTAATATCACCGGATTTAGTTGTGGTTTTTAATCCTTTACCTATGGCATGACTAGCATCTAATTCAACATAGCCATTTGTTAAAAGATAATTTTGTCTGTGGTCTGCATCTGCATAACCAATCCGACCTTGATTATCCTCATATAAAACACCAAATGCTGAGTTAGCAATAAGAGCTGCTATGTTGTAAATAGTGTCAGGACTAGATGCTCTGTTTTCCATAGTATAAAGACCCGGAGTATCTATTTCGCCTAATCCTACATTTTCAGCATTTGCCCATGTTGTTGTTGGGTCATACCCCTGCCATGTTTCTGATGCTGGCACTTCATTCCATGATGCTAACAATAAATCATCTAACAAATCTAATATCTGGTTGCCATCCTCATCCTGAGATAAGACACCATCAGTAATAGTTTTTTGTAATTTAGATAAAGCACCCAACGCAATAATGTTGTATCTAATTTCAGTTCCAGCTGCTCCAGTAGCACCTACCTCAACGCTTAGATCTGTTATATTGCCACCAAACAAACTAACATAAGTATTGGTTGAATCTTTAATTTGTAAAGCAATTCCATCATTAATATCAAAGTTAAATGTTTGATTATTTAACGCCACAATTGTGCAACTAATATAGGATGGATAAGGTTGCTGATAGATATTTCGCCTGCCTGAACTATGGCTTAAATTTGCAATAGTTATATTGGTGTAATCAACACCCTCAACTGTTAATTTCCAGTCCGGTGTAAATTGGCTCATGACTGACCAAACGGAGTTCCGCTGTAAGCCCCACCCCTAGCCTGTGATGCATTAATGTTTTCAATTATCACTCTTGCAGTTTCCTCAGAGTTAATTGCACCGCTAACATTTAAGTTAATGACTGTGCCACCAGATGATACTTGTGATGTTCCCAAAGCTGTGCTTACCAAAGATGTGCCTTGTTTTTCTAATACAGCAAATTCTTTGGTTAATTTATCAAATTGAGATTTAGCAGCTGATTGACTAATACCACCAGTAATTACTTGGAATTGTAAATCAGTAAATGCTTCATTTACGCGTGTTAATCTATCAACTAAATCTTTAGCACTTGTCGCACCAATTACACCAGTTGATGCAGCTCCACCACCGCTGCTAGTTCCACCACCGAAAGATGTGCCACCACCGAAAGATGTGCCACCACCGCTAGTTCTAGCACCACCGCTTGATGTAGGGAATGAACTTCCACCACCATAAGTAAAATTTGATCCGCCTGAACTAACACCGCCAACTGTTGAAATGTTGCTTATGTTTTGACCAGTTACAAAATTAATACCATCAATAACTTTATTTATTGCGCTAATAATAAAATTCAACACCGGAGTAATTGCACCAACGATTTTGCCAAACGCATCAATAATTACCGCTGCTGCTCTAGCACCAACATCTAATAAAAATCCAAATACAGTTTGGACTATTGGGAAAACCTTATCTTTCATTAATAACCAAAACTGCGTAAATTCATCTCGGTTTCTTTCAATGGCATCTCGGATTACATTAAATGCATCCTTAAACTTTTCTACAATTGGTGTGCCATAGGTGAATACATAACCAATTAATCTTTCAATAATAGGCAATAGTGCTTGACCAACAGCCTCTTTTGCTTCATCAAAGCCGACTTTTAATCGATCGATACGGCCTTGAAATGTTTCAGCATTTCTGCTAGCTGCGCCACCATAAAGATCTGACAGTCTTTCTGTTTCGCCCCTAAAATCTAATTGTTTGGCCTGAGCTGCTGTAATACCTATGCCAAGTCTTGCAAGTTGAGTATCTTGACCACCATAGGCTTTAGATAGAGCTTCGACTACCGCTCCAAGATCCTTGCCAGTTCCTTTTGATATATCTACTGCAAGGTTTAACAGATCTTGTGATTTTGTAACATCGCCGGTAGCTGTTGCTAATCTTTGGAATGCTGGCCTTAGTTCATCGTCTGCTATACCTACTGCCAAAGCAGTCTTGCTTATGTAATCCTCAGTAGCCTTAATTTGGCCATCAGTAGCCCCTGTGGCGCTTCGTAATGCGCTGGCTAACCTTAACTGTGCAGCCTCATCCTCAATGGCTGCTTTAACGCCATCTACGGCTAATTTAGTAGCATAGGCAGCAGCAGCAGCGGTAGCAGCAGCAAAAGCCAAACCTGCCTTTTTGCCAAAATCCGATACCTTATCGCCAAACCCTTGAACTTCTTGTTCACCTGTTTTAAGACTCTTTTTTAACTCATCAACATCGGCAAGGATTGAGAGTTTTAATGTGCGATTACCGGTTGCCATTATCCCCACTCCTTAAGTATGCGATCAAAAGATTGTTCCCAACGATTTACTAATTCAGGCTGAATTCTGCGAAGGGTTGGATAAATGAACCATCCGCGAGATCCACGACCCTGCCTTCCCGAATAACTAGGGAATTGTTTGAATTTATTTGAACCAAACTCAAGACCGCCCCATAAGGTCTGCGTAGTAGCACCACCTGAAAATTTCTGACTTGCGAATCCATATCTGAATTCACCGATCTTGCTTGACTTTGAAACCCTAACGCCATCCGCGACTCTGACAACTGCCTTGCCTGATTTAGTTCGTGTAGCAGCTGTTTGTTTAATTTGTTCTGATGCATAAGTCGCCAAAGCAGCAGATTCTTTTCTTGCTTCCTCTGTTGCTTGGTCATCCATCGCTTTGAAAGCCTTAAGGACATCGCGCAGATCTTGGCGATTGTAAGCAATTGTTTCACTTGCCATTCCTCTGCTCCAATATCTCTAACGCTGTCATAATGTCGTCTGCATCAACCCATTCACTCATTGGAATCTGTGTGGCTAACGCCAACTGAATCAATAAACGATTTAGGCTTCCTGCTGGGTGGCTTTTGGGTCTGCATCACCAACAACTACATCTGTAACTGTTTCGCACCACGCCTCATAAGGTTTTACCGCTTTTCCAGCAGCTTCCCTTTTATGTGCGTGATATGCCAAAAACATTAAATCAGATATGCCCATTTTTTCTTGAGCTTGGCTGATCGTGTGTCCAGACATCTTTTCCCATTTTTGCCACTCAGGGGGTTGACAAACATAAGTTGCCTGATCCCCTGAGTTATATTCAATTGTAATTGGTAGTTTCATTAGTTGCTCCCGTTTCTATTTCTTAACTAAATGATTCTGCTGGCACTCCAATAACTTGGAATGTTAAAGATACAGTCTGTGCATCATTTCCTGCACCGCCGGCTGATGGCCATGATGGTAGCACTTGGAAAGTAAATACTGCTCCGGATGCAGCTGTAAATACTGTGTTGATTCCTGTGTTTGGTGCTGACTCTGTAACGCCCCATAGAATCTCACAAAGAGATCCTGCTGCGCCCCAGTCTGCCAACATTTCAACAGCTAGTGTGAAATCATTGTCAATTACTTTGTAGGCCTTGCCATCCAAAGTTTCGTATGTCTGGCGGTTTGTTGTGCCAGTCAAAACTGCGCTTGTTGCTTGTGCGTCGAAAGTGTTACCACCGATGGTGAAGGTAACATCCCGACCAGTAATTACTGTGGTAGCCATTTCGCTCCTCTAGGTTGTTTGTGTGTAATAGGTTGATACTCGAATATCAGCGATCAACATTGTTGATGCACCAATAGTTGTAACTGTCGGTCTTTCAACCGCTCCGACAATATATCCATTTGGAATAACTGCCAGAATACTCATGATAAGTTGCTCGATATTGTCAAGCGATGCTGGATTGCTATTGTAAGCAACCACAGCTGTAATGGTCATGTTAATTCTTGTTCGAATTTGACTTTTGCCGATTGTTTCAATTTCTAAATATGGTGAATCAGGCACTACTACGACTGCTGGCGGAATAACTGATTCCGGCACAAAAGAATAAACATTTCCAGCAACTCCAGCCATCGCTGTTGCAAGTGGTTGTCTAACTGCTGAAAGAATTGTTGATGCTGGCATTATTGACAAATACCTTCAACATCTACATAAGGCCCTAATATACCTATGACCCTTGAATAAAGACTACGACCAATTCTGTATGGTGTAGATTGAAAATCGATACCCTCAATTTGTCCACCTGCTGCAACTCTTGATTGAAATACTTCTACGGATACAGCAAATATCGCTGATCGAACTGATTGATTGCCAACATAGGTTGATGCACCTGTCAATGTGGCTGTTCCGCTTGGGATAACATTTGCTTCAGTAACATCGGCATTTGTAATTGATGCGCTAAATGTTGTGTCTGTTAAATTATCAGCTAATACTGTGCGAGTTCCGTTATATGGGCTCAAGCATCCAGCAATAACTACTGATTGACCTTCGGTAAATTCATGAGTGCCAACTGTTGTAAATGTGGCAACATTATCTTGTAAAACTGTTTTTTGAACTGCGCTCTTAAATGTAACAAGCATTGGCAAAATGGTGTTTTCTGCTGTGTCTATTATGCCATTCAAATATGTGTCGTCATACAAGGCAGATGACACACCAAGCACAGATCGCAACTCGGAAGCTGTAATTATACTTGGCATGTCATCTCCTTACTCCCATTAAT